CATCGGTGCCCCCAACTCCCAACTCCTGCCCACCAAGCGTACCCTCTGCAGAAGCACTAAGAGATAACGGCGTGGCGGTGTCGGGAGAGTCATAGTTGGCCAAGTTATAGGGTATAGCCCTATAGCTCTCCGGGGGGTCATGCGTGAGCGGACGCGAAAAGCCAAGCATCGCTGCGGCAGACAACACACGAGGAGTCCATTCATTGGCCAACGCAGTAGCCTTCGCGGCCGCGCGCAAAGTGCGCCTCACTATATTGGCCGCCTGCTCTAGGGTATACCCCTGGGGAATAGCGGTTGGCACGTCCACGACTACGTTCTCCATATGGCCATACACCTCGATGATGACCGGGTTGTTGCCGTTATTGGCATGCCGCAGTGGAGCAAACGACAACGTCAGCAACGTGCCCAAGCGGTCGAAGTCCGCATAGTTGGTAGAAGCCTTCCACGCTCCCAGCTCAATACCCGGTTTTTGGCTAGCGTACGGGATGCGCAGCTCAATGCTATTGTCGTAACACGGGTTGATGTACGCGCCCATGAACTGCGACGCAACCATCTTGTAGTTTTGCGTGGACGCGCTAGCATTGCTAGCAACGGCGAAGTTGAACGTAGGATCACTGTCGTCCAGCAAACCAGGATGGGGGCGATAACAAACGCGGAGCATACCGTAATGCATAGGCGTGCCGTTAACGACAAACTGCAACACCATATCACCACGCAACCGGGAATAATACGACAACCGGGGAGCTATAGTCGCATGGGTTATAAAAGCCCTCCATGGGTTGTGCGTGCCAAAGTGACCCGTTCCAACCGCCCACGTAGTCTGCCACAAAAGAACAGGTCGCTTCAAAAAAGCAGCCATGTCGCTAGCATCGTGCACATTGCCCATGGCACCCGTGCTGAAAGAACCTGCAACCTCAGCACCATCCACGTGAAAGAAAGAGTTGAGCGCGTCTTGGGCCGTAGGGTCGACCTCTAAAGCGACAGACCGCTTCGTGGCATTATCAGTAACGTGTGTAGTAGAGTCCATTGCGAATATTAAAGTAGCTAGAGCCACCCGAACTGGCAAAAAACCAGCGTTGTTTATATCATTTTACAGCATCAACAAAAATCAACAAAACAAAAACAACATTTATGATTT